CCAGCAGAACCTACACCAGTACGTACGTTACCATAACGAAGATACTGAAGAAGCTTATAAGCCAAATCAGCACGATTAAAACCAAAATAATTCCGCTTATCTTTCAATTTGTCCAAAGACTGTGAAATTTGATCAGCAGACAAACAAGGCATATTTGACCCAAGTAAAATACTACCATCAAACGAAGATGCATGTTGCACATTCTGCTGAATCTGTGCAATAACTTCAGGAGCATTACGCCATAGAAGATGCAAAGGACACCAGAACCAATCATAATACTCACGGATACGAGTATAAGCCGAGGTATTAACGGGTTGGGTACGAGTGAAATGCTGCTCCTTTAAAGAAAATTTATCACCAGGCATTGTCAACGTCCACTTAACAGGAAGCAATTCGCCAGCTTTAGCAGTGAAAGCAACCTTAGACGACAGGTCAAAACCCGAACGCCTAGGGTGATTCTTTACACTCGACAAATTAAATAAACTCATAATTTAACGTTTTAAATTAATGTTAGTAGAATCAACGCTCGAAACCGAAGATTGTTCGGTTTGTTGCGTAGAATTAGAATTATTCTTCGAAACAGACAAAGAAAGCGTGCAAGATTGTACAAACAAAGTTGTAATAATACCAATGACAAACGTAGAAATCAATTTAACGATTTCTATCCACTGATTAGCTGAAATTTTCATAAGAATACATTATTTTCATCGTTTAACACCTTATGCTTAACACGAAAATAGTGAACTTCTCTATAATTTGTATTTTTCCACTTATCCGTATAAGCATTTTTAAGAACTTTTATATGAGGTTTAACATAAAAAGAATCAAACAGCTCATCAGAATAACCAAGTTCGTCAAAAACAAGTTCTTGCAAAGACAATTGATTCTTCAAAGACTCATAATCACGATAATCGTAAAAAAGAGAAACAGCCTTTAGCTTGGAAGACAAAAAACCTTCCATTTTCTCGAACTTATTAAAACGATAGAAAAAACGAGAAATCTTACCAATAGGAACATTCCAATTCAAAAAACTCTCACGGTCAAGGCGGACAATATGAAAAAAATCACGAATATACTCGGGAAAATCCTCTATCCGACATCCTCGACGGAAGTTATATTCGCACCACCAACAAATAAATTCGGATACATTACGCGCAGTTGGTTCCTTAAAGGGCTCGTTTCGGGCAAAGAGTTGTAATACCTGTTGCACGATTGAATATATTTGTTCAGACCGTCGTAAAAAATTACCATCATAGTAGGTAAATCGGGGGAATAGTCTATCGATACACGACCTGCTGGGAATATATCGGACAAGTTTTTGACTCGAAATATAAGGCACTCCATTGAATAAAGCAGACCTTTTGTCCGAAGCTTCTTCGATTCCTTTTCTAACCTCCTCATATCCGAAGAGATTAGAGAATCTAGAGCGCGGGCGAATCGACTTTTTGGCTTTATAAACAAAGGGAACAGATACAACGCTATTGAGATAGTTTGCAACATAGCTACCAGCGTTGTCCCTCGCAAGTTGCGTATCGACACGACCAAGTCTCCAGCTCTTATATACAGCCTGTCGAATGTTTTGGGAGATTTCGTCCGAGTCGAAGAAAAATAAGATATGGAAATGCGGACGAAGGGTCTTTGGACTGTATTCGGATACAACGTACGAATGAATTTTTTCATATTTTCCAATTTTTTTTGATAAATATTTTCTTAAACGTTTAGCAAACAACTGATAATCACGAAAATTAACGTATTTTAATAATCCTTTAAATTGTGGAAAAGCTCCGTTTGAATCGGTATTGTTCTTTTTTTTCAAAGACTCTGCAAGCTCGGGCAACATCCAAACAAGCTCCTCAAAATATTCATCATTAAAACGATGCAAGGGAGATTTACGAGGAATCGAGCGTAAAATATACGGACGAAATTTTGAAATAAAATTAGGATAGCGCAGCGCTAACGCCTTATAGCGGTCCACCTCGATAAGGTGCAAGTGTTCAAGCATATACGGACGATTAACCTTTGCTGACATGAAGTCAGGAATCTCCTTGTTAACACGAGAATCCAATACCATGCGGGCAGTAAGCAACGCACCCAAAGACTTGGGGGGGCGTACAGGCAGCCATTCGGTCATGTAATCGTTAATTTGTGTTAACGACATTTTCGGCACGTATTGCGAATTGTAAGTAAGAGTCACAAAGTAGCAATACTTATGATTAAACTTTACAAAGTCACACTTCTGCGTAGCTCTGTCAGATTTTTTTATCAGACAATAAGGGCATTCTCCACAATCAACTTTAACAAAATCACCTGTATATTTATTTTGAATAATGCGAGGATTTTCGCATTTGTTAAAATACTTAAATACTTTATTATCCATAATATCTTTTATCTTATTTGGGCGTTACCGTTACACGGTCGGGCTTTCCGGCGTACACGGTACGCTCTCCAATCCCTAACGCACGCAACAGAATTGCTATTAATTTGCGCTCCGCGCAGGGGGGAAAATACTTTTTCCTTCAATCTTTACGAAATTGCAAAAATAGGATGTTTTGCCTAATTCCACCAATGAACATTTTATCAAAAACAATTAAATAATGCACGCGCGAAACGCACGCGCAAGATTTAACCGTTTTTAATAAAATAACCCTTGGTGAAATTATTCAAAACGCCTGTGTGATGCAATGTCGGAAAGAAAAAGAAAAAATTATTTTCTGTCAATGCTGTGCACAGGCGTTTTGAGCATAGTAAGAGTGCTACGACCTATCAAACGAGTCACATTCAATACCTGCTTTACCGCATTCCTCGACTTGTTGAAAAATGAGCACACAATCATCTTTCATAAGTTCACGCTCAACAAGGTCGCAAACAGCAACCTTATCAGTGTCAACCAATCGAGGTGAACTTGCTTTCGCACCATCTTTACTCTGTACAATCATTAATAAATACATAACTTTTAAAATTTATATGATTAGTATATATATACGAAGGGACGGTTTAAGCTAGCGATCCACCATCCGAGCATATTATCTTTATGCATTACAAAGATAGAAGTTGTTTAAGAAACATACAAATCATTTTATATGTTATACAACATAAAATAGCACTTTTAATAGTGTCACTTTTGCAGATTTCGGACGAGAGGGGAGTGAATCGGGTTAGATGTGAAACCCGATTTGCTGCGCACAAAAAGCAAAGACTTCGTATAGATAAAAAAATAGCCCCGTTTCACAACGGAGCTAAATTTAATACAAAAATAATAGTATTAACGCTTATACTTACGAGTTTTTCTACGAGTACCGCGAGCTTTATCGAACTGTTCGTACTCCTCATAGTCAGGAGTATATGGACGGTTACGTTCATAACGTCCATTCTCATAAGTATTATATGTATTCATAACATCAGAAGAGCCACGTAACATAGCATTAGCAGAATTTATAGCCTCACGCCAAGCCTGCATTTCATTATCCCAACGTTTAGAATTAAGAAGTTCACCTGTAAGCTGATTCTTCCATTGGTTACCCATGAAATCAGAAGCAGCATCCTGTTTTACATTCTTTCCGCGATACAAATTATAAGTACCTTCATAATAATTCGCTGCATTAGTAGCATAAATAAGATTATTAGCGGTACGTTCGGCAATCCTATTAGAAATCTTTTGTCCATTAGCACGGGCATAATTCAAAATTTCACGAGACAAAGACTCACGAGCCTCACGAACATGAAGTTGACCACGGAGAAGCAATTCTTCATAATGCGCTGCCTTAACATTTAAATCAGCTTGCTGCTGTTGATCAAGATACTTATTAATAACAATTTTACCTTCAGCATCAAGAAGAGAATTCGCAACATTAGCGCGAAGTAAATTATTACTCCATTTCTGATTTGTCCATTGCTCGCGCAAAGACTCCATACCAATCTTAGCAGCTTCCAAACCGCTCATAACATTATAACGGATAGCTTCAGGTGAAAGATTACGCCAATTAGTTTCACCTTTCATCTTATTTATTTGAGCCTGCATATAATCCTTAAGACTGAAATTGCGAATATCAAGACCCTTTTTTTCTGAAAACGTCTTTAATTCCTGTGCAAGATGAACACCAACCTCTCCAAGCGAAGAAAAATCGGTAGCCTGCATAACAGCAGGAGAAGCAGCAGAAGCAGAAGTAGTTGAAGAAACGCCAGAAGCACTACCAGCGTCTGCAGGATTCATATAAGCATTATAACCTGCTTGCTCCATACGTTCACGTTGAGCAGCAGGTGTATTATATGCATTCTCCTTATTCCACATATCAACCTGAAATGCGCGGGCTTTCTCCGCTTCCTTAGCATTAAATTCATTATTCATCTGATTGATTTTCAAATTCATCTCATTTGCCTTTCTCTGCGAACGGGCAGACAGAGAAGAACCGAAAATACTACCTACCATGCCAAAAATAGCAAGATTACAGGAACAATTATAAAAACCATCAATCAGAAGAGCCACCAGCGCCAGCATCAGCACCGGAAGAAGTTTCAATAGTTGTTTCATGTACATCATCAACTTCATTTTCTTTAGCTTGTTGTGCTTTCAACAAATCATCAAAGTTTTCAAGGCAATATTCAGTCCAAGACTTAATTTCTGACAAAGATTGAATATGCTTAGACTTAAGAGTAGATAGCAAAGTATCATCATCCAATTGCGCCAAATATCTCGATTTATTTGGAGAATAGCGGTTAAACATCTCACGTAATTCCGAAGGGGAAATACGATTTTCGATTCGCTGCTGATTGAACAATAAAGAGATATCATTTAACAAATGAAAAACGCCATTTTCATCCTCATAAGAAGATAGAGACATCAACTTATCACGGACAGCAAATTTACTCTTTTTAGAATCATAATCCTGATTATATCCAACACAAGAGTAAGGGTGTATTTTCTTAACTTTTCTCATAATTAATAAGGCATTCCATCATAATCCAAATTACGTGCCACACGAATATCAAATGCAGCATTGATCAAAAACGTATCAGAGTCCCAATAAGAATCGGCATTAACCATAAAAATAGGATCAAGAATAGACGGATTAACCTTGAAGAAATTATAGTTAATACCAGTACCCGAAGCATTCAATGGCTTAAGCATATTTTGCCAAATAGTTTGAGTAATAGGAGCAACCCACTCTTTCTCGGTAGTAGTAAAAGCACCTAGTACATAATCCAACGAAGTTTTCCAAGCAAAATAACGCGGAAGATATCCGACCGTAACAGTAGGGTCAGAAAGAACACCTGAAGCGGACGGAAGCTCATCCGGATTATTAGAATAATAAGCCACTGAAATAGGCTCTAATCCAATAGAATCCAATTCAGGAACGGGGAAAGACGTATTTTCGCTAGTAAACAATTGCGGGTCGGGAGCACTCAAAACATAGTCAAGAAGAGGTACAGAATGATAAATACACATCAAAACACCCCAGTCTTTAGCTTGAAAACGTTCATCAGATTGACCAGTTCCGACACCTTTACCAGCTATCAAAGCTTCATTAGATTCTGTAATATTAGTATTAACAACCTCGGAAATATCCAAAGAAGAAGCCTCACCACCTATATAAGTAGACATACCAGACATAGCAGCACCAACATCAACACCAAAATGCGCTTTAATCTGTGAACGATAGTTCATAGGAGTACAAAGAGAAATTTCGCGAAAACGTTGAAGTGCCTCACCTCTACGAAGTGCAAGCACATCAAGAGTCAAACTCGTATCAGCCTCAATCAAGGTTTTTGAGTTAGCATCATCAGTACCAACAGAAGCAGAAGAGTTTAAAGGCAACTGCAAAGACTGCTTAATAACAACAGGCGCACCAGTTGTACCGTAGGAAATATCAACAACCGAAGTATCACCAAATTGAGCATCAGGTAAAACACCGAAAAACATATCCTTATTCCAGTTGCAATACTCCAAGTCAAAAAAAGTGTTATTCTCAAAATAAGCAGCAGAAGAAGCCAAATTATTAGGCAGGATAGTAGCAGCACCTTTTCCGTCGTAATAATCAATATTCCAAAGATAAGGAGCAGAGTCATGCCACTGTGTCAAACGGAAATAATCTTGGCAAAATTTCTTATAAGCAAGAATAGGGAAAATGCTTAGTGCATGATTATAAGCTCTATTCTGATTATAACCAGCAGCCTTAACATCTATGGAAGTTCCATAATTACGGCTACCAGCAGAACCTACACCAGTACGTACGTTACCATAACGAAGATACTGAAGAAGCTTATAAGCCAAATCAGCACGATTAA